ACCTCCCCGTCCCGGTCCTGCAAGGTCCAGGGCGAGGGCCGCGCCCGGACCTGGGCCGAGGTGGGGGGCTACGCAGTCGCCGTCATCGAGCGGGTCCCAGCGTGGGCGACGGCCCCCGCCGGGGCCGTCCTGCGCGAGGACCCTCACGCCCTAGACGGGATACCCGACGACATGGTCTACCCGCCCACCGGCGGCCTGGCGGTCCTCCAGTGGTTCGCGGTCCCGACGTCGTGGGACCTCGTGCCGGCCGATCGGCGGCCCGCCCTCAGGCCCGGCTCCGTCCACCCCCACCAGCAGCGACGCTGGCAGGACCGCTACGCGGTAGCCGCCTCCCACGCCTCGTTGGCCAGCCTCGCCCTGAGGTACCTCGTAAGCTCCCTGTGAGCCCCTCTGACGGCCTAGACCCTTAGCCCCGGTACCTGCACCTAGGTACCGGGGCGTCAGTCCGTCTACGGCCCTCTCGCAGACTCTCACCGCCACACCCCACCCTCCCTCGCCCATGAGACCGTGTAAGCCTCGCTGACGGCCTGAAGGTCCCCTCCCGGTATGACGGCCCCACCCCGCCCTAAAAGTCCGTCAGAACGTCTTACAGGGCCCGTAGCAGGCACGCAAAGGCCCCTCCCGCTCACGGCGGGAGGGGCTCTACCAGGGTCCGGAGTGTCAGCAGGACGAGACGCCCTCCTCGCTGACCCACCCTCCTCGGCCTGGGACGCGGCCTGGCATCTCGACCGGCCTGCCGGCGTCGAGGCCGTCGTTAGCGGGGACGAGGGCGTGGCCTCCGCGCGTCGGCATCATGCCGTTGCCGCCCTCCCGCAGGCACCTGGGCGACTTGGGGGAGTGCTTGCAGATCGGGGAGTCCCAGCCCTTGCCGTACGAGGGCTCCAGCTTCTCCATCTCGTGGATCTCGGCCTGCGTGTGGTGAGGCTTCGGGTGGTGCGGGTACTGGCCGTGCTTGAAGGCGGCGAGCGCTCCGATGAGCGTGGCGATGACGAGGGCGGCGGTGGCGACTATGGCGACGGTGTAGGCGGTGCGGGTGGGGCGGTTCGTGCTCATGGCTTAAGTGTATGCACGCATACTCCCCCGAAGCAAGCCGCTTCGGGGGAGTATCTAGTGCCGTAGGTCACTACGCCTGGGAGAGGATCGCTCCTACGGCCATGACAGCGTGGCCGACCGAGGGGACGCGGTGGGTCTCCTCACCGTAGACGAGGGTGACGGCCCCTCCCGACGCGGCGATCGTCGCGTCCTCCCCTCCCGGCAGCCAGATAACGGTGACCCCTGCAGCCCGGTGGACGGTGCAGCGGGCGTCGAAGGCGGTGACACGGTCCTTCACTGAGGCCCGCCCGTTGTGGGCGACGGCCTCCATCAGCGTGTCAGAGATGACGACAGGGTCGACGCCCTCGTACCCGTAGCGCCGGTCCGGCCGCTCCTCCCGAGGGACGTGCCAGTAGTCGCCGGTGAACCGGGCGCTGCATGGGCCTACGGTCACGTACGAGTCACCTCCCCCTCCCCCGATCGTTACGTTCAGGCGGCTGTACGGCCACTGCCGGTCGATCTGGGCCGCTACCTGCTCGATCATGTCGGTCTTGATGCTCATGGGGTCTCCTGTGTGGCGGTGGTTTGGTGTGGGTGGTAGGTCTCCGAGGCCTAGATAACGTGGGCCTCGAAAAGGGCCTTCCGCACCTCACCCGCGGCGCGGCCGTGCACGAGCAGCGCCCCGCTGTCAGGGTCGAGCCCGATGGTGGCCATCGTGCACGTCCCCTGCGGGCAGGGGACGTGCAGGGCGAGGGCGCTCCCCTCCACGTCAACGACGTAGCCGGCCCCCTCCAGGACGTCCTGCGACCTGCGAAGCCTCTCCCCTCCCAGATCGAGGCGGATGACTAGGGGGAGGACGCAGGTGATAGAGGGGTACTCCTCTGGGGCCTGGGAGAAGTCCATGCGGAGCGGGCCGACAGCGGTGACGGGCAGGCCGTCCGTGTCCTCCCGGACGAGGCGGATCGAGTAGCGCTCTATCAGGCCCTCCTCCGTCAGGGCGGCCGTCAGCTCGAGGGCCCCGTCCCGACCGTCGCGGACGGTGACCGACTTGGCGCCGTATCTGGAGAAGTCGGGCAGTGGCTCCGGTAGGCGGCACTCGGGGCCGAGGGCGTCACGGAGGACGCTCAGTAGCTCCTCGGCAAGCTCTTCCTTGTGGCTCATGTCACTTTCCTTTTGTGAGTGGATTGGCTGTCTGGGTACAAGATAAGGCTAGCGCCGCCCCTAAGGGCGGCGCCAGTTCCCCTATCCCAACATTTCTGTGATCTCAGTCACTCACCTCCCCGCTCAGCTGGGCGATCTGGCGGTCTAGGTACTGGCGGGCCTTGCGCAGGTCCTCCAGGCGCTTCTCCTCCCCGCCCTTGCGGCCCTGCCGCAACAGGTACTTCCCCGCGTTCCACAGCAGAGGGTCCTGCGGAAAGGCCGCATCGAGCACGTCCCACGCCTCTACGTTGGCGGTGTCGCTCAGGCCGAGCGCAGCCAGCGACTGTCCGAGCCAGGTGTAGTGATCGGGGGCCTCGACGGCCTCCCCTCCCGCCGCCCCCTGTGCCGTGGCGGCGGAGGCGGTCGAGGGCTCGTACTCCTCCCAGATCTCCAGGTGGCGGCGGCTAGGTGTGCCCCACCCCGAGAACCCCTTCTCGCGGTAGGAGGGCTCCAGGCTCTCCGGTACGTACAGGGTCAGGTCCCCTTCGCCGCTGGGGTTCTGGGAGGGGTCGTCCAGGCCGCTGGGAGGCGTGGACGAGGACCAGTAGAGCCGGCGCGAGCGGTCTGGCGGGACCGGAACCCGGTCCAGAGCCTCGACGTAGTCGTCGGGGAGGGTGAGCTGGACGTTGGGGGTGAGCCCGTCACGAACCTCCAGCCAGGCGCCATCTCCTAGATAGAGTTCGACGTTTGAGTCTGGATTAAGGGTGCCAGACGTGCTCACAATGAAGGCGCCGTCCTCCAGGATAATTGAGCCCCCTCCCGCGACTGAGGTCTTCCAGTGCGCAATGTCTAGGGATTTCTGATCTCGGGCGATTCGAGTGAAGGCCGCGTATCTGCTCACGGGATGTCCTTTCGGGTGGGGTGGATGCGAAAGCGGTTCAGTAGGCGGCCCCTGCGCTCGCGGATGCGCTCTCCGAGCGCGAAGATCGGCAGGCTGACGGCCAGGGCCGCGGCGGTAGCGGTAGGTGGGACGATCATGCGGACACCCTGTCCCGGGCGCTCATCCAGGTCGTCACGGCCTCTAAGGCGGAGGCGCCGAACGTGGCGGGGATCGTCATGCCGTTCGGGTAGACGCCCCAGCACCTCTGTCCGCAGCGCTTCAGCTGGGCTACGGCCTGGCCGTCCTCGTAGACGAGGCACGTGCTGGCCTCGTGCAGGGTGTCCGCGTCGAGCGGCTTGATCCGCGCCTGAGGGTGCTGGAAGACACGGGTCCAGGTGGTCTTGGTTGGGTAGTTCTCGGTGCTCATGTTTCCTCGCTAGGTGGCAGGTGTTGCGGGCTTGCCCTAAGAGTATGACGTCATACTTCCCAGGGCAAGCCCACAGCGGTCAGAACAGTGTTGGCTGCGTCTCACCTTCCGCGAACCGGGGAGGCTTCCTCTTCCACTGCCCAAGCACGCGGTCAACGGTCTGCCGAGTCATCCCCGAGACCGAGCTCAGCACCGACTTCGACACTCCGCGGGAGTAGGCGGCCAGCACCTCCTGCTGGAGAGCGGCCCGAGCCAACTGAGCGTCTCGGCGGGCCTTGCGGTCGAGGCGGGCGGCCTCCTCCAGCGGGTCGCCTATAGCGGGCTCCGGCTCCCGTTCTTCAGTAGGGGAGGTCGGTAGCTGCTGCTCCAGGGCGCGGGTGCGCTCCTGAGAGTCCTCCAGCGCTCTGGCCTGATGGACGGTCAGCGAGAGCAGCCTTCTCAGGTCCTCGACCATGGCGCGCTCGGCGTCGATCCCGAATGAACCGCGGTAGCCCTGCCCGCCGGCCCAGTCCTCCAGGCGCTTGGGCAGGTCTGCAACGTCGTTGATGGATGTCATGGGTGTCTCCTATATGGACTCGGTAAGTGGTGACTGCTCCGGGGACTTCTCAGGGGACTCGGCCTGTAGGCGGGCAATCGTCCCCTTCAGGGACGTAACCTGCTTCTCAAGGAACTGGATGTGATTGAGAAGGGTATAGATATTGCGGATAGATTGGTCGAAGTACCCAGCCTCCAGGCAGTCCTCCAGCTTGCTGGCGATCTCGTGCGAAGTTCCCATCTCTCACTCTCTCCCGTCATCCAGGTAGCGGGTAGCCCACGCCAGAGCGAGGGCGATGACCTGGATCACCTCAGACTTCAGGTCCGAGTTGTGGCCGGTCTCAGCGTCGTTGTCGTAGGTCAGGCAGGCCGCAACCTCGCCGATCTCCTCCACGAGGGCGAACAGGCGGGTGACGTCGGTGTGTCCGTCGCACTCCAGCGTCATGCCGGGATGCTTCTTGGCGGCCCTGGAGTACTCTTCCAGGGCATTGGTCAGGACGTCGTAGTCCTCGTCAAGGAGGTGGGAGGCCGCATTGGCCAGCTGCCACAGCCATGCCCTGACTAGGGAATTCTGGACTACCGGGGCGTCGTACATGCTGGCGGCGTGGTGGAGCATAGCCGTCACGTGCATGGACGCCTGGTCTCCGGGGGAGCACTCTCTGTCCACGGGAAACTTGTCGCAGCCCTCCTCCCACACCCGGATCATGCCTGACCTTGTGACGGCTTCCCCTGGAACTGGGACCTCAACCTCCTCCAGGATCTCCTGCAGGCCGGACGGATTGGTCGAGGCGTACACAGAGGTGTAGGCGCTCTGAAGGGCATTCTCCAGAGCCTCTACCCTCCTCTGCGACTTCCGGAGCAGAGCCTCCGGAACGGTTTTCGAGAATTGGCTCATGTTGTCTCCTTACGTAGTTGGGGTGGACGTATGAAATCATACGTCCACCCCTCAGGAGATGCAAGCCGTCAGAACCGCGGAACCGTCCCTGCCAGTGAGAGACCGCTCACAGCGCGCCGGATCGTCCCCCTCGGGACGAACAGGGACGCCTGGCCAGCATCCCTCAGTCCGAGCAGGCCCATGCTCAGGGCGTCCACCTGGTCGTCGTGCCTGCCCGAGGGGAATGCCCGCATCTCGGAGATGAGCTCGTTCACCCAGCCGTTGCCTGGGTCCGACGGGTGCGGCAGGTAGACGTTGCCGGACTCGATCTCCGGCGTCACGGCCCGGGCCCGCACCTCCTTGGACGAGCGCGGCTTGATCGGCTTGATGCCCGCGACCTTCTTGCGCAGCACGTCGATGGCGGCCGTACCGTTGGCCGCGTCCTCTACGAGCCGCTGGTGGACGAACGAGCCGCCGGGGCTCGCCTTGTCGCCCAGGTCGCCGGCGCCACACCAGCGCAGCATCTTCTCCAGCGTCTGCGTGAACGACCACTGCCCGCGCTGCTGCGCGATCAGGAAGCGGTCAGGGCCCTGCCTGCACCAGCGCTGGCCGACGGCGTAGTCCGACGTCGAGGAGCCCTTGAAGGTCAGGTCCCACGAGTCGAGCCACTGCCCTCGCTCCAGGCGCTCGCGCGGCAGGAGGATCACGGAGTCGTCCCCGTCCTTGACCTTGGACGGGTCGGTCGTCCAGAACCTCAGCCAGCCGAGGTTGAAGATCGAGCCGTCGGCCGGCGTCGGATGCTGCTGGTACAGCGCCTCCCACATATACGAGCCGACGGAGCGCTTCAGGGAGTCCCAGCGCTCCAGCGCCTCCTCGCGGGTCTCCTCTACAAGTGGGCTGTAGAGCGGGTCCCCAGGCTCGCGGCCGAGCGGGTCGTCCTCCTCGGCGATGGCGGGGAAGATCACGTTCTCCCACTTGTCGGCGTCGGGGTTCTTGGCCGGGTTCAGCAGGCGCCCAATGAAGTCGTCCTCGTGCCAGCGCGTGGCGATGGCGATGCAGAGGAACGGAGGCTCCAGACGGGTGACGGCGTTGGCCTGCCACCAGTCCCAGATGGCCTCCCGCTTCGCCTCGCTGTGCGCGTCGGCGAAGTCCTTCACGACGTCGTCCATGAGCATGACCTTGAAGCCGAGACCGGTGATCGACTGCCCGGGAGCCGATCGGGAGACGATTCCCCCGCCTCGAGTCGTCTGCCACTCGCTCACGGCGCCCGCGTCGCCGGCGATCTTCAGGCCCCACTTGTCGCCGTCCTCCTCGACGAAGCGGCGGACCTGGCGGCCCCAGGCCGTGGCCAGCTGAGGCGAGTGGGAGATCAGGCCGATCTTCCAGTCCGGGTGCTGGCGCAGCAGCCAGATCGGCAGGTTGATCGAGGTCAGCGTCGACTTTCCCATGCGCGGCGGCATGGAGATGGTCATGTATCGGTTCTCGCCGTTCTCGACGTCACGCACGGCCTCGGCCAGACGGTCTGAGAGGTACTGGATATGAGGTCGGCCGGCGTACGCCTCATCAAGCTGCTGAGCGCTCTCCAGCGGGTCCGCCGCCTGCCTGTAGGTCGGGTCGTGGGGATACGGCGCCCCGGCGTGGGGCTTCCCGTCGCACGAGGGGCGGTCGCACTTCGGCTGGTTCTCCAGCCACGCCTGTCGCTTGATAAGGGCCTCCAGCTCCTCCTCCAGCTGGTCCGGCGTCATCTCCCAGGGCTCCAGCGGCTTCTTCACCTTAGGCATAAGCATCTCCTATCGCTTAGGTGGAATCTCATATGGATACAGAATACCGCCACCCCTATCCCCGAGGGTGGCGGTATCTCTGCCCCAGTGTCCCGGGTCAACTCTACTGCTCGGCGTCGATCACCTCAACTTCGGCCGGTCCTACGTCGATGAGTCCCTGCTCACGCTTGCGGCGCTCGACCTCGGCGACCAGCTGCTCGATCCTCGACGTCGTGGCCGAGGCGGTCATCTCTGCCAGGTTCGAGGAGACCTCGACCTGAATCTTGGCCGAGTCTGCCCCGGCGCCCGCCGCCTCACGCTCGATGCGCGCCGCTACGTCCATCATCTGGACGATCCCGTTCGCGCTCATGCGGGAGATGCGGTCCTCAGTCAGGCTGTCGAGCCACATCTCGGCCTTCTCCAGCGCCTTGCGCCCGAGGGCGCGGTGACGATCCCCCATGGCGATCCGGTAGCGGACGAGCTCGTTCGCCTCGTTCTCGGCCATGTGCTTGTCCCAGGCCTCAACGCGCTCCTTCCACGACCAACGGGCCGAGTAGGAGTTGCCATTAGGAGCGTCCCGTACTCGCCGTCGCTCCATGTCCCGGTAGGTCTTGAACGAGGCGTAGGCGGCCTCGGTCTCGCCGGCCTGGCGCTTCCAGATGGGGCGGGTGTAGTCCAGCGGGGCAGGCTTCCGAGGCGCCGGCGGCTTCGCGGTAGTCACAGCCCCTCCAAAGCGGAGGTCCAGTCCTGAGACGGTGCCATGGCCCGATTGACCAGCCCGCGGGCGAGGTCCTGGGCGAAGGCCTCGGCGAACTCCGCGCCCCACCCCTGGTCCCGGACCATCTGCGTGCGGATGCCTGCGCAGGTGGCCGTGATGGAGAGGACTGTCTCCCCCGCGATCATGAGAGCGTCCCCCGCGTCGGCGGCCACGCTGTCAGGCTGCTCCGGGATGTCGTCAATCACTGCTCTTGCTGCGGTACTCATGAAGAAAGTCCTCCTTCTCCTGACGCTTCATCTGGTCGACCATGATCCGGTAGATGCGAGCCACAGTCTTGGCGTGCCAGCACGACGCGTAGCGCGAGTGCTGGCCGTGCTTGCAGGTGCACGTGAACCTCGGATAGCCGTGGTCCGACTTAAGAACCACGTGGTGGAACCTCTTGCCGTCGCGTCCCTTGACCTCGCCGGTGTTCCGGGCCGAGTAGGAGCGGACCCACCAGACGCGAGGATTCACCTCATCCTGGTAGACGGCCCCAGTCCTCCAGGTCTCTCGGGCCGACTTCAGCTGGGCCGGAGTCATCTTCTCCCACTCCAGCTGACGGACGAAGGAGAACTCGGTCGCCGTCAGCCTAGCCCTCGCCACTGAGATCACCCCCTGCCCCGACGACCGGGTACATGCTCGACAGCGTTGATCCGGTCAGCGCCTCACGCACCGCCCACTCGGCCTCATCGGCGTCCAGGACCGTACAGGCGGCGCCGCCGGCAGCGCGCACACGGCGAATCTGGCGAACCTGCTCGACCGACGTGCGGGCCAGGGCGTGGGCTCGGGACTCGCCGGGCTTCTGGTGCTTGACCTCCAGGAAGATCAGGCGCCCCTCGATGCAGACGAGCAGGTCGGGGATTCCGGCCTCCATGTAGACCGAGCCGTGCATCTTCCAGGTGACCGAGTTCGGCCAGACCTGCGCGATACGGCGCCGAATGGCGTCCACGACGCCACTCTCCTTGCTAGCCATGTCACTCCTTTCTGTCTAAGGAGACGGCCTCCGCCGTAGCGGGGGCCGTCTCAGCGAGTGGACTCAGAGGTCCAGGTCGTCGATTTCCAGGGCGTCAACGTCGAGCTCGACGACGTCCTCCGCGTCCGAGGAAGGCTTGGCCGGCTCGGAGGCGGGAGCCGGATCAGCAACCTCTTCCTCGCCGCCCATCGGGTCAGGCTCGGAAGCTTCCTTGACCGGCTTGGTGGCGCGTAGGTACTCGCGCACCTCGGACTTGACCTTGCCGTTGTAGGGATCGCCGTCCTCTACGACGATGTCTACCGGGCGATCAACCAGACTCTTCGGGTTGAGGGCGATCTTTTTCTTAGCGATCTTGACTCCGAGGGCCTGGAGGAAGGCGGCGGAGCGGAACATAGCCCGCTCCGTCTGAGGGAGGCGGTCGATGATCTGCTGACCGGCATAGGGGCCCTCAGTAATCCGCAGGTAGACGACAAACATCACGTTGTCGGCCTTGGAGACGGTCTCCTCAAAGTCCGAGACCTCGGCGTGGTAGGTGCCGGCCGGGACGTGGGCGGTGGAGGTGTCCTTGTAGTTGGTGAAGTCGAAGGTCAGGGCCATGATTATTTCTCCTGTGAGGTTGGGTTACTGAGTGTTCAGTTGTCGGACTTGTCCGACTTGGCGGCGGGCTTGCGCTCCGGGACTCCGCCAACTCCTAGGAAGCGGGATAGCTTCTCCAGAGTCACGGGGTGGTCGCGTCCAAGGACGGACGGGACCTTCCCGCGAAGGTTGTAGGGGATACGGGCCTTGGTCCCGTACTCCGGGTCAGTGCCGAAGCGCAGGACGTCCGGGGAGCGGCGAACTCCGCCGTTGATCTCGTCCTCGACCATCTTGACCTGGGCAGTCATGACGACGTGCATCGGCTCCTTGCGGTTGCCGTCGGCGAGGCCGTACCAGAACACGGCTGTGTCGGTCATGATGTCGAGAGCCTGTCCCCACGTGCGCTGATCGGCGGGAGCGGTGCCCTGCTTGATCTCACGCACCGCGGTCTCCGAGAAGCCGGTGAGGTAGCGCATCGTCATTTTCTGGAGGGCCGTGAGGCTGTCGAGGATGACGGCCTTGTAGCCGTGGCCCCCCTTGTCCAGGCTCCAGAAGATGTCGTCCAGTGCGGTGACGCTCTCCGGGCGGACCACGTCGATGTTCTTGGCGTAGGGGGCGTTCTTGAAGGACTGAGTCCCCTTCTCGCCCGGCAGGTCGATGAACAGGGTCTTGCCCATCGTGGCTACCGTTGAGGCGAGGGACGACTTGCCGGCCCCCTGGGCTCCAAGGATCAGCCACCGACCGTAGTCGGCTGCCTCCTCGTTCACGTCAACAATGTTGACGCCGGCGAAACTGGCCATTGAATTTCCTTCCGCTGTTTGGGTGGCGGCTTAACTGTAGGCGTATGACGGCGGGCATTTCAAGCCCGGAAGGCTATCTTCCGCCGTGAGACGGGTCACGGTAGCGGAGGCCATACTCCTCCGGCGCGTATTCGCCCCCCGGACCGCCGACCATCTGAGCACGGCACAGGTCGGCGAACTCGCAGAACTGGCACGCAGCCTTCCCGAAGTTGCGAGGAGCCTCGCCTCGCCGATCTGCGCGCAGCCTCGTCCGAGAGATGTCCGAGCAGGTGTCGGCCGCGGCCTGGAGGTGAGAGCGGACCAGGTACGGGCTGACGGGGGTCAGGTGCCGGGCGAACCACTGGCTGACGACCTGGGGAGAGGCTAGGCGCTCGATCTCGGCCTCCTCGGCCGTGTAGGTTCCCGCGGCGCTGCCGTCCTTCTTCATCCCCTCGAAGGGGACCCCGTCGGCACACCACTCCAGATAGGTCCGCAGGTCGTAGTCCTTGACGGACGAGGAGAGCTTGCCGGCCTTCGTGATCTTGGGGGTCTTCGGCGCCCTGGACCGAACTCTGTCGAAGGCGACGGCGCGGGGCGTAGGAACTCCCCACTCGTGACAGTCAGGAGACAACCCCCACGCGTAGAGCTGGACCTGGCTGTCCATCATCTCGTCCAGGCTCGTGACCTGGCCTAGGGTGCCGGACGTCTTGCAGTCCCGCACCACGACGATGCCGCGCTTGCGGTCCTGGTAGACCTCATCGGCGTAGCCCCAGAGCGTGACCCCGGTGCCGGGGATCTCGCGCTCCCAGCGCTGCTCAACGGCGAGGACGGCCTCGTTCTCAGACTCCTCGGACCAGCGCTCACGCCACTCGGCGTAGACGTGGGAGAGGCGCTGCGGGAGAGGCTGACCGAGCCAGTCGAGCCAGACCTCACGGGCATCCTCGCCGAGCCGGTCCCAGTACTCGACGGCGGCCGCCATGACGTCCGACGGCGAGGCGTCCCACGGGAAGGACGGTCCGGTGTCGGTAGTCTGGATCTCCTCTGGATGGGCCTTGAGGGTCCCCTCCACGGACCCCTTGTTGATCCGGTCCAGTGCCCGCACGGCGTGAAACCAGGAGCCGAAGTCGAGGGCCGGAGTGACCTCAGACCTAGAGCGGCGCAGTCCGTCGACGTAGCGGTACTTCCACGCCTGAGGGCAGCGGCGGTGGAGGGTTAGTGAGGAGTAGGTGGCCTTCTCGGCCGTGATGACGTCCTCCTCGGGACGCTGGGCGGGGCTCATGATTGCTACTTCCTATCGGCGTAGATGTGATTCATAAGGGTCTTCTCTAGGTCCGTTCGGTCCTGGTAGGCCTGGAAGACTAGGTCGTCCACGGTGTTCGGTGCAAGCGCGTACCAGAATGTGGTCGCGCTCTTCTGGCCGAGCCGGTTGAGACGGTCGCGGGCCTGGACTATGTCGTCACGCTGCCACGGAAGGGAAGCGAAGATCGCGTTCCGAGCGGTGACCAACTCGTTTACGGCGACCGACAGCGTCTTGATCTGGGCGACGATGACGAGGCGGGCCGGGTCGTCTGACCCGAAGCGCTGCCGCATCGCCAGCCGGTCCTCCGGCTTGGTGGAGCCGTCGATCCTCAGGACCGTGGTCCGCTTGTCGGAGATCTCCTCCTCCAGGGCTGCGAGCTCACGGGTGAAGGTCCCGAAGACGACGATGCGCTTCTCGTCCTCCAGTGTGTCGTGGATGAGGGAGGCGATGGTCTTCGCCTTGGACCTTCCGATCTCGCGGACCTCTCCCTCATCGTCGGGGAGGTGACCGGCCGTAATCTGGCGCAGGCGTGTCATGCGGACCAGGCGGCTGGCCGCGGTGGCGGCGTCACCGCCCGCACCCGCCTCTCGGACGTCGTCCTCCTCGCGGAACTCGACCTGTAGCTTGGTCCGCATGTCCTCGTAGGCCTTGAGCTCCTTCGGGCTCAGAGCGACGGGGAGGACCGTATCGACGGCGTCGGGCAGGTCCAGGCACTCCTCCTTGATGGCGACCGATGCGCGCTCGCCCATGATCTCCTCCAGGCGGTCCAGGTTCTTGAAGCCGACGACCTCATGGCCCATGTACCCCCCCATCTCGGCGTAGTCCTCCTTGAAGGCCTTGAACGTCGCGGGCTTCCTCTCCCCGTTGGGCTGGACCCTGCCGAAGGCCCTGGGGTCGATGAACCGCCACTGACCGTAGACGTCGAGCGGGCTGTGGGGGATCACCGTCCCCGTCAGGCCGATGCGCCGCGTCACCCTCGAGCCGATGCGGCCGGCCAGGCGGGACGCGTTGGAGGAGACCGACTTGATCTTGTGCATCTCATCGATCACGACCAGGTCAGGATCGAAGTCAGTGACGGCGCTCAGCACGACGTCGGCCATCGTCTTGGACCCGACCTGCCGGCGCTGGGACAGCGTGTCCAGGTTGATCGCCTCTATTACGAGGCGGGGCCTGCCATCTCCCAGAACGTCCGGCCCGGCCTTGGCGGCCACCTCCCGGCCCAGCTCTACGCCGTCTCGCCTAGCGGCCAGCGCCCAGGACCGGTTCGCGTGGAGGGAGCGGACGTCATCGCCGGCTCCGCGGCCCTTCCCGCCGGTAGGCCTGGCGACCACCCTCCCGCCGCGGGACCGAAGGGCCTCGACGCGCTGCATGACCGATCCGCCCAGGGCTTCGGCCCACACGTTGACCTGGGGGCTGACCCACTTTGGAGCCTGGAGCGCCCACTGATCGACGGCGGCGAGGGGGCCGATCACCAGGACGCGGGCCTCCCGTCGGGGCGAGGACAGGGCCAGCAACGAGCAGTAGTCCAGCGTGACCGCTGTCTTCCCGGTCCCCGGCTCCATGAGGAGGGCTCCGACGCCGTTGCAGGCGATGAGCTTGGCCAGGCCACGCTTCTGGTGGGCGAAGCGTGGCGGGCCGCCGAACTCGAACTTAGCCATCGCGGTTCTCCAGCCTTTCCAGCAGGTCGGCCACGTCCACGGGCTCCCAGGCGAGGATCAGGTCTCGACCGGGGAAGAGTAGCGAGCTGGCCGAGACGCCGGGCTGCGTCTCAGGATCGACGGGGGCGTAGTAGGTCTCTCCGTCTGATCCGGGCCGGGAGGCGAAGATGCCGAATACCTGCTCGCCTGGCCCGGCCCATCCCGTACGGGCGTCCTGGACGTAGACTAGGTCGCAGCTAGGCCAGGGGACGTCCAGCAGCACCCCGTCCCGGAACTGCAAGCCCGAGGAGGTTGGGGCCGTGACCACGAGGTCCCCCTCGTCACGGACCAGCACTGCGGTCTCAGGATTCTCCGCAGAGCCCGGCCCGGCGATCTCCAGGTACAGGACGGCTGTCCCCCAGTCCGCACGTACTACCTTCCACCAGAAGGACGCGTGAAGTACGTAGTCCTCGTCGGGGACGATGTCCTCCAGGCGCTTCAGCCCGATTCTAGCTCCCAGACCCTCAGTCAGGTCGCAGTCGTCCACGTATCCGTAGATGCTCATCGGTTCTCCTCCATGTGCAGGGCCGCAGCCTTCTCGGCCTCAGCGAGGATTCGCGCCTGGCGCAGGTCATCGGGAAGGTCCCGCAGGATCTTTCGCCGGTCGTAGATGTCGGTCAGGTATCGGACGTACTCGCCCACGAGCTCGGCCCGTGTCAGGCTGTGCCCGACCCGGCGCCCAGGGACGTAAGAGATGGGCTTCTTCCCCTTGACGGCGAGGATATCGATGTCCTTGACGTCCCCTCCGGGAGACTCCTTCACGCGCCGCATGATCTCCTCAGCGCTCACGATGCCGTTGCGGCTCACTTCGTCCTCTTCCTATAGGTCTTGATTATGGATGTGATAGCTCTCAGCAGGGTCCTCACAGGACCGCCCCCTCCGGGACCGAAACGAAGGCGCCCTCGCGGATCGAGAGGGTCAGGGAGCGTCCGTCCTGGATGCCTGCCTTGATCGACTTGATCCCGTAGCGGATGATCTGCGAGAACTCGAAGAGGATCCAGATCCCTAGGACGATGTCGAGGACGCGGTCGGCGGGGGCCAGGTCGAGCAGGTAGAGGATCGCGCTCACGGCGGCGACTCCTAGCGCCAAGTAGGCGCGGTTCAGGGCTCTGTTGGCGTATACGGCGTTTGGGTGGGTCAGGGTATAGGTTCCTGGCTTGGGACTCATGGGACTTCCTTATGGGTAGGTCAGGCGGCGGAGCCGCAGTCGCAGTACTGCTCGGGCTTCTCGCAGGAGGGGCAGTACCGGTCCCCGGTCCAGGGATCCTCCAGGACCCCGGTCAGGCTGTACTCCCGGTAGGCGCGGGCGAGGGCCTTCTCGTCGGTCACGTACATCTCGTTGCGGTACGACTCCCACTGAGCCCAACGCTTACGCTGCGCTCTCATAGAGCCTTTGCGTGCCATTTCAGTGCTCCTTCCCGCTTACGCGGTCGTTCCTTTGATGGCTCAAGACTACGCAGCGCGTATGCCACGATGCAAGCCCCGGTAAAGGTCTACCCCAGTGACTTGAGTCACTGGGGTAGTTTCCGTTGAAATTGGGCCAATTCGAGGCTTAGTCGCCCCGGTAGCGGGCTCGGATGGCGGGGACGGTTCTGAGCTCCCCGCCGACGTATACATTTGCCGAGGTCTGCCAAAGATGCCAGCCTCGCTCGTGCAGCATGGCGAACGCGTCAAATATCTCCTCGAACCGCTTCAGACCGAAAGATGCTATGACGGCGTCCTCGACGTCGTACTGCCGAAGCAGTGTCTCGATCGCCCGCCAGTCATTCAGTCCCCGTACACGGTATCCGTGGTCGAACAGGGGCCGGTTCCAGCCCATCTCCCGAGCCCTCTCGAACGCCTCCTCAGGCGTAAGGAGAGGCAGCCTGTCGAAGTCACGCACCGGTGTCCTCCTTCTCCTTGCCGTCCAGGTCCCGCTCCTCGGGACCGTCCTCGCCTACTGCAATCAGGGTGTACTGGAAGCTTCCACGTCCTCCCTCGACCATGATCCACCCTCGGGACGCCAGCCTATCTAGGGCGCTCTTGGTTCGGCTTCGAGGGATGTCGGCGTCCACCCTGGCGTACAGGTCTCGGGAGCTCAGCTTCACGCCGAGCTCTCCACCGAAGGCCCCGATGACCGTGTCCTCGTCGTCCTGCCGCTGGGCGATCTTCTCCATCATCTTGGACATGTCGGTGAAGTCGAGCTCCACGCGGCGCTCGACGTCGTTCACGTCCTCGCCGTCGGCGTTCAGAGTGCCGCCTCCTCCGGAGGGAGTACGTCGCGGAGGAGTGATGACAAGGGACGAGAGGCCCTCTGTACGGCTGTCGAGCGTAACCACTCCAGCCACCTGAGCCTTGCCCCGGCCTCCCGTCTTCTGGGAGTGGGCACGGACCTGGCCGGGCCGGTCCTTCAGGACGACCAGCTCCATCTCCCCGACGTCTCCCGGCATGGGCTGCTTGATCGGCCACACCTGAAGCAGGGTTCCCTGCACCATGGCGACCTTGTGCTGAGAGCCGATGGGCATGGATCCCTTCTCCGCGCTCTTGGCCTGGTGGTCGATGATGATGACGGTCGAGCGGCCGTTGCGGGTGAGCCGCTTTAGCCAAGACGTGATGACGTCCGTCGAGACGGCGTCGTTAGCGTCCAGGCCGTGAAGGCCGTAGAGGGCGGTCATACCGTCGGCCACGATGATGTCTGGATCGAGGGACTGGAGGGCCATGTCGAACTGGTCCTGCGCGAACTCCCCGGACTTGGTCGGCTGGTCCTTTCCCCACTTGTTGCGCTGCATGTCGGCCAGCGGACCTTCCGGGCGGATGTAGGAGAACTGGGCTCGCAGGTCGTCGTCCGCGGCTCCGAGCAGGCGCAGGCGGTTCAACGTCTGGACCGGCTCGTCCTCGAAGTCGAGGTACAGGGCTCGGCCTCCGGCCTCAATCTCCTGAAGGCAGATCGCCATCGCGATCCAGGACTTGGCTGACTCCGAGGATCCGAACAGCATGTTCACGCGGCCTCGGTACATCAGGCAGGCGCCATCGTTGCGACGGCAGACTTCTGGGTCCGGCACGGTCAGCTTACCGGTCAGGTAGGGCTCCAGATCGACGGGGCTCCAGGACGATGGGCGGGCGTCCAGTGGGTCGCGGTTCTCGTCCTCCTCAATCTCCTCGACGGGGATCTCGTATGACTCAGGATCCCCCTCACCAGACTCGGCTCCAACGGCCGGGCCGAGATCGCCGAGGGATCGCGGCTCCGAAGAGTCCTCAGGCTCGACGAAAGCAGGTGCCGGGGCCGAGTCGTCAAGTTCGATCTTCAGGCCGTCCCACTGGCGCGCCCACGGCGGCTGCCAGCCCGGCACGTCTCCGGCCACGTCCGGCACGAACCCCGCCACGGCCTCCGCATCGCGCACCAGGCGCTCGACTATCTGCACGCTCTCCTCCCCGAGGTACTCGGCCAGGCGGGTGAAGCCGGTGGCCTCCCCTCCCTCACGGAGGCGGCGCTTAGTGGTGTAGATCGCCTCGCGCTCGCGCTGCTCGGCCCCGTCCTCGTCGTGGGTGGCGAGGGCCAGGGTGCGGATGACGAGGCCGGCGTTGCGCTCCCAGAACGGGTGCACGGTCTGCGAGTCCCCGTAGCGGAGGAGGCCGCCGGCGAGGGCGACATAGGCGTCATGTCGCTGTCCGGGTCCGGGCCAGGCGTCCAGCAGGACGGCACACAGGCCGAGGAGGATGACCTGGGCGAGCAGCTCGGTGCCGTCCACGAGGGCAGGACCTTCGTCACCTCCCCAGGGCTCGCCCTCCCACTCATAGGTCTCGGCCGTGGCCGGGTGGATCGACGGCGGCACGAGGGTCTGCGCACCATTCCCGCGAATCTCGACCGACACGCCGGAGCCGCGGCCCGAGGCGTCTGGGATACGCAGACGCCGCGTCGCCGGCAGGGTGCCCGGCTTGGCGCGGTACCAGTAGTGAGACTTGCGCGATGTCTCGCGCCCGTGGATCGCGGCCGTGTGGGGCAGCAGGTACGACTTCAGCCGCATGGCGGCGGGGTGGTCGAGGTCGACGTCGATGAGGTCTCCCGACGCCTCGCCGAGGAGAACGCCGAGGTTGGTTGATCCCCCGGCCGTGTACTCCTCGAAGGCGGCGCGGACGGCGTCCTCGCCCTCTCCGGTGTCCTCGGTAGGGTCCGGCCAGCGCAGGCGGGTCCAGCCGGCCATCACCGGGCCCTTAGAGTGGCGGGGTATGGGGAGGGGCGTAAGGCCCCTGCGGTAGGCGTCTAGCGCGGCCTCGACGACGGCCGCGTTGTGCTTCTCAGTAGTGCTCATGGGTCCTGGGTAGGTTGCTAGGGGTGGATGGAGTGAGTAGATGCCCTGAAACCGGTGACCGGTAGTCAGCCGGTCACCGGTTCGAGGGGTTGTCGGGGTTGGAGAAGGTGGTCCGATGGGGGGTCACCTTGATTCCTGAAGGGTGTGGAGCGAGATCGAGCTCGCGGTTCCCGTACGCCTCCATGAGGCGCGCCAGGACGATCCTGGGCTGCAGGCCCTGACGCTCTGCCCGGTGCACGACTCTCTCCCAAGTAGCCTCCCTCATCGTGAAGCTGACCGACTTTCGTGGGCTGGAAGGGTCTCCCGGCTTCCTGCCGAAGTCGATCGATGTGGGGGCATCCAACGGTGCGAACCGCTGGTCGAGATCTGGGCGGTCGTCCACGTACGGAACGAGCTTGTCCTTGCTGGGGCGGGGCATGTCTATCTCCTTGGTCGGGTGTATGCCCCGCATACACTACCCGAAGGGTGGTGGAACATCAAATGCTCGGTGGCCGGCTTGCCGGCAGCGTTGCCGCGTCCCGCGGCGGGCTGTCCATTCATTACGAAGGCTCATGAGACGTTGACTAGACGTCTGGGCGAATCCGTTGTCTCAGTTTCCCGCTTGCTCCTCCGTCCGGCTTACCACAGTCCGAACGGCCTCGTAGAGGCGGTTCCCATCGCTCGAGGGCTTGCCGGGTCGCGTCCTCCTCCGGGTCGGGCAGTGGTAGTACCGTCCCCGAAGGGCTCCGTTTGCGGGCCTCTTCTCGAGGGTGCTTTCAGCGAGGTAGCCCTTACGAGCCGCTTCCCCCTCGCGTACCGGGACGCTGTCAACCCCCATGGCCCTCGCTTCGACCCCCGAAGCCGTTCGTCAGCCGCGCACATGCCGTGCCGGTTTACCGAAGCGCTTCGGGCCTCTCAACCCGAGGATCTCACCCCTTAGTTTGTTCGGAGACTCTTCGACACGCTCCCCCTCCCCCGACTACGAGCCAGGGTAGCGAGGGGTCCCGCCGGTCCATTCCGTCACCCAGAAGATGGTGATTGGTTGGTTCAGTTGTCCGGGCCCCGCTCGGCCTTGTAGTGAGAGTCGACTTGTCTTAGCGCCCGACGTCAGATAGTTCCGCCGCGGCCCCGTCCGTCCAGGCCCTCACGTGCTTGCAGAGCCTCCCAGCTGACTGGGTATCTCAACGCCTCGGGTTAGTTCCTCCGGGCGGTCCGTGAGTCCGTCGCTGGCTTGCGGCGGCCGGTCCGGGGAGTTTCGCCCCCTTGGCGTTGATGGCTCTATTGAACCCCATTCCGAGGGCCGATGCAAATCGACGCGAGCATTTCTAGGGTGAGTGTCGTCACATCTGTTGGCCGGGCGTGCCAGCCCCTCCCGAAACGGAGGGGCTCGCGGCGGCCGCCGGAATCCTCGGAGGCGTTCTAAGCCATTCTGAGCGCCTTTCAGGTCCGCACCCTTCCGGGAGTGCGGAAGCGGGGTAAAAGTCCGTCAGAATCGCTTACACGGCCTCTGAGCGGCATGTGAGGGCGTCTCCCCGGCACGAAGGTGCACGAATTGGATCGGATGTCATCGACGACGTCGGTCGCAGAGAGGCCCGAGGGGCGGGCGCGCCGGCCGAGCGCAGCGCCGCGGGGCGAGCCCC